GCGAGTACGACATGAAGCTAGACGGTAAGGTGGATGATGTTAAGTCTGCCTCACCTTGGTCATACACCAATAAGTTTGCAAGCTTTGAAGCACTTAACTCAGGTGATGGCTTTGGTTATGTACCGCAGCTTGTAGGCTATGCAGAAGCAGAAGACGCTGCTGTAGGTGGCTGGTGGGTAATCAACAAAGGTACAGGAGACTTTAAGTATGTTTCTGCTGCTAACGTAGATAAAGATAAAGTCTTAGATAACATGAAGGATACAGTGGCCTACTTAGATGAAGACAAACCCTTTAGGCGTTGCTTTGAGTCAGAGCCTGAGACATTCTACAAGAAGCCTACAGGCAACATAAAGCTAGGCAGGTCATGTGGCTTTTGTGATTACAAGAAGCGTTGCTGGCCTACGTTACAGACACTTCCATCTGTGATGTCTAAAGCTAAGGAGCCTCCAATGATAGACTACGTACACCTTGAAGTTCCACAATAAAGGTAGATACCGCAGTGGCCTAGAGAAACAGATTGCTGCGGTACTAAAAGACTGCCAAAAGAAAGTTAGGTACGAGGCACTAAAGATTGAGTGGGAAGACTTAAGATACAGAACTTACACACCTGACTTTGTACTAGATAATGGTATCATAATAGAAACTAAGGGTATATTTGACAGCGAGGATAGACGTAAACACTTAGAGATACACAAGCAACACCCTGAGTTAGACATACGCTTTGTATTTAGTAACGCAAAGGCTAAGCTATACAAGGGCGCTAAGTCAAGATACTTTGAGTGGTGTGACAAAAATAACATACTATGGGCGCACAGAATTATACCTCAAGAGTGGCTAAAGGAAAAAGGTAAGCCTATAAGAGTAGACAAGATACCACTTAAGACTAAGAGGAGAACTTAATGAGTGACGAACCTAGAGTAGACATAAAACCTGGCGAAATGGCCTTAGTTATAAGAGCTATTAATTGGGAAGACGGTGAAGATTGGGATGGTGAGATAAATACATCCATGCTTATGAATCCAGATGGTGATGTACCAGTACAAATACGTGGTTACATGATGGATATACTAACTATGATGTCTGCCTTCTTAGACTACGCTCAAGATAATCCTGACATATATGATTTAGTAGAGAAAAGAAGAAATGAGCTAATGGGTATTGACATTGTTGAAAAACCTGCTATTAGTAAACCTAATGTTACTAAGAAAGGTAATGTTTATACTATAAACAAGTGGACTAAGACAGAAGGAAACTGCTAATATGAATGACTTAACAAAAGAGTTTAGCTTAAAAGATATGTTTGATGGTACAGACTACGACACAAGCGATACTCCACATGAGACTGCTTATGATCCTGTAAATCATCCAGTACACTACAATTATAGTGGCATAGAGTGCATCGAAGCTATAGAAGCAATGACAGAGAATATGTCAGGCTCTACAGCACCACACGCTGCTAACGTACTAAAGTACTTGTGGAGACATGAGTATAAGAATGGTTTACAAGATATTGATAAAGCTATTTGGTATCTAAACAGACTTAAAAATCGTTACAAGGAGTTACATAAATGATCAACCAAACAGACATAGAAGCTTTTGAGTACTACAACGATATGACTATAGATATATCTATGACTGAGTACAGTGAATTTGCAGAGAAAACAGCTATCTACCCAGAGGAGGCAGAGATAGTTTACCCAGCGCTGGGACTAGCAGGAGAAGCTGGTGAGGTAGCCAACAAAGTAAAGAAGATGATCCGTGATGATAGACTTGATAGAGATGCTATTGCATCCGAGCTTGGTGACTGTTTATGGTACATCGCAGCACTTTGCCGTGACCTTAATGTGGACATGGCCTCTATAGCTAGAAAGAACTTAGACAAACTTAGTATGCGTAAACAGAAAGGTACATTACAGGGCAATGGTGATGCAAGATAATACTAAAGACTTTAATATAAACGTATCAGTAAGAGTTGATCCAGAAGAAAACTTTTTACCTATTGATGGTAAGAATGAAGAAGCAGTAGAAGATGTAATAAGAAACCTGCTATACGATGTAGATGGTTTAGTTGTAGATAAATTAGAGGTGAGAGAGAAATGAGTAACTACCTACCAACAGATTACCAGAGCTTTATTGCTCTGTCACGCTATGCCAAGTATTACGATAGCAAAGGACGTGAGACATGGGGCGAGACTGTGGGCCGCTACATAAACAATGTAGTAGCACATCATGTAGACCCAGCTACAAAATCAGAGGTTGAGGAAGCAATACTTAACTTAGAAGTAATGCCTAGCATGAGAGCTATGATGACTGCTGGCCCTGCACTAGAGCGTGACAACACTGCTGGCTACAACTGTAGCTACCTAGCCGTAGATGACCCTAAGTCCTTCGATGAGGCTATGTTCATTCTCTTGTGTGGTACTGGTGTTGGGTTCAGTGTTGAGAGGCAGTATGTCTCCAAGCTCCCTGAAGTGCCTCAGTTGTTCTACAGTGATACTACTGTCGTTGTCAAGGATAGCAAAGAGGGGTGGGCTAAGGGGTTTAGACAAGTGTTGGCACTCCTGTGGGCTGGTGAGATACCACAGTGGGATGTATCTCGTGTACGTCCTGCTGGTGCAAGACTAAAAACCTTTGGTGGTAGAGCTAGTGGCCCTGCACCTCTAGTTGATCTCTTTAACTTCTCTATCACTATCTTTAAGAATGCACAGGGACGTAAGCTCTCTAGCATTGAAGCCCACGATCTTATGTGTAAGATTGGTGAGGTAGTAGTTGTAGGTGGTGTACGCCGTAGTGCTATGATTTCTCTATCTAACCTTAGTGATGATCGTATGCGTCACGCCAAGAGTGGTCAGTGGTGGGATACAGCATCTTGGAGAGCCTTGGCTAACAACAGTGTCAGCTATACTGAGAAGCCTGACATGGAAACATATATGCGTGAGTGGCAAGCACTAGTAGAGAGTAAATCAGGAGAGCGTGGTGTATTTAATCGTGAGGCAAGTAAGAAACAAGCTGCTAAGTATGGTAGACGTGATCCTAACTACGACTTTGGAACTAACCCATGCAGTGAGATCATATTACGCCCAAACCAGTTCTGCAATCTTACAGAGGTGGTTGTACGGGCCACTGACACGCTTGAAGACTTGGAGCGAAAAGTCAGACACGCCACTATACTTGGGACGATCCAAAGCAGTTATACAAAGTTCCCTTACTTGCGAAAGGTGTGGCAGCATAATACAGAAGAAGAACGACTGCTTGGTGTGTCACTCACAGGGATAATGGATAACCCACTTATGACCAGTAACAATAAAGGTCTTGATAAAACATTGGAGTACTTAAGAAATGTCTCTGTCTCTACTAATTTTAAATGGTCTAAGCGTTTGGGTATACCTGCGTCTACTGCAATTACCTGTGTCAAGCCATCGGGAACGGTATCACAACTTGTGGATAGTGCGTCTGGTATCCATGCTAGGCATAGCCCATATTATGTCCGTACTGTACGTGGTGATGTAAAAGACCCACTTACTAAGTTCATGGCAGACAAAGGTATTCCTAGTGAACCTTGCGCTATGAAGCCTGACTCTACAGTTGTGTTTAGCTTCCCACAGAGATCACCAGAGGGTGCTGTAACTCGTAACGACATGACTGCTATAGAACAGCTAGAGACTTGGCTAACCTATCAAAGGCATTGGTGTGAGCACAAGCCTAGTGTAACTATCTCAGTCAGAGATGAAGAGTGGATGGAAGTTGGAGCTTTTGTTTACAAGTACTTTGATGAGATGTCAGGTGTGTCTTTCTTGCCACACTCTGATCATACTTACCAGCAAGCACCCTATCAGGACTGCACTAAGGAACACTATGAAGAACTGCTACAGTCTATGCCTAAAGGTATTGATTGGACTGAACTATCTAAGTACGAGAATGAAGACAACACAGCAGGTATGCAAACGATGGCGTGTAGTGGTGACTCTTGTGAGATAGTAGACTTGGTATGAGGAATACAATATATACAGTGGTAGGGCGGCAAGGCTGCACCTACTGTTCTAAAGTTATGGGTATGATTACAGATAAGGGTGGCATAGCTACTTATTATTCTCTTGATGATACTAAATGGATACTTGACTTATTCAAAAAAGCTGGTATAACAACTGTACCCCAAGTGTGGGATATAAAAGGTAATCACATAGGTGGTTATGAAGAACTACAACAACATCTAAAAGGAGAACAAAGATGATTGAATTTTACACACTAGCACTTCTTACTTACGGCGTAGCTGTCGAAGTAGTAATACCTGTAGCACAAGCTGGCATCGCACTCGTTCAGGGTCTAGTCTAATGGCTTGGGTTCTGGTGTTTATAATGTTTAACCACGGGCTACATTACGCTCAAACTAGTCCTTATATGTATGACAAGTATGACGATTGTAGGGCAGCAGCTACGGAGCTTAAGAAGACATTACTAAATACCAGACCCAACGACTCCGCTAATGTGGTTACGTTCTGCGTAAACCTACCAAAGGAAATATAAACTTGCAATTAGAGCTTTTTAAAGGTAAAGACAATACAGATATAGAAGAAGAAAAAGAAAAGGAGTGCTATGTATGTAATAAAACTAAGCCTTGGACTAAGCAATACTTTGGTATTGGGGTGTCCTGTAAGTCAGGTGTAGTACATTTAAAAGGTATATGTAAAGATTGTGACAATGAAGCTAGTGTTGTAAGGAACATACTTAGAGCTAAGCATATAAAAGACTTAAAAGATACATGTGATTGCTGTGGTAGACACGTTTCTAAAACAAAGAGAGGTTTTCATTTAGATCATTGTTATAAAACAGGTGTGTTTAGAGGTTGGCTATGCCCTCAGTGTAATAGGGGTTTGGGTAACTTTGGTGAGAATGTAAATGGACTAGAAAAAGCTATAAAGTATCTGAATACAGAACGATAAGCTATACAAAAGCAAAAGGGGCCAAGCGGCCCCTCTTTCTATTTAGTCATGTATACTTTTAAGATAGTCAATGTAGTCCATAAAGTATTGTAACTCTGCGTAGGACATATCTTGTACTGACCCGTCAAAGTCAAACCTATCCCTCATAACCTTTAAGGCTTTATCTCTGTGGTTCTTAGAGCCTGACATCATAGCCTTACGCCTGATAGACAGTATTACTTGTTCCTGAGTTCCATACTTACTTAAAGACTTTCTTACGTCTTTCTTTACTTCAGATAAAGTTTCCTTAAGCATTATACGTCTTTCAGATAGTCCTGCCTCTTTGAAATACTTGCTGCTTAGTAGATGCTGCATCTGAAGCTCTAAGATAGGAGCTATACTAGTGTTAAACACTTTGTCGTACTCAGGTAGCTTAGACCTCTCATTAGCAGTCCACGGCTGCATTTCTGACATAGAGTAAGCCCTCTCTGTAGACGTTCTAGCTGGTTTTATAGTAACACCAAAGATACGAGAAATAGGATTGGCATCCTGTATTGTACCCTCACGAGTAGCTACTCTTAACTCTTCACCTGTTACACTTTCAGCTTTATCTGTAAAGGCTTCTAGTATATTATCAAAGTATTTAGTTGCACTCTGAGTAAACACAGCACCACCTTTAGCTTGACGTACATCTTTAGCTGCATCTGTATCTGTAATAAAGCCTGTAAGTTTATTTACAGCATCAAGAGGCCGTGTAAACCCTGCAGTAAAGTTACCTGTTATCTTACCTAAAGCCATAAAAGAAGCTTTACGAGCACCTTCATCCTGGTTTACTAATACATCCATTATATTGTTTATATCATTACCAAACTGTGCATCACGAGCAAACTGACCAACAGCAAGCTGAGTACCCATTTCCTGTAGGAGTTCTGGAGGTACAGTCTCCCCCTGTTTACTTAAATTACCTACACGTCCTGCAGCTAAAAATAATGAGAAGGGGAATGTGTTCTTAGCATCTACGATAGTACCACCACCTGTGTCTAACTCGTTATAAGCTAAGCCTTTCTTTTGCTTTTCTTCATCGTAATGCATGGCAAGACCTATAGAAGTCATACCAACTAAACTACGCGCTGCAGCTTCAACTGTTTCTACATTGCGCTTCTCTGACTTTACGATAGCCGACATAGCTTCAACAGCGCCTCCTACACTCCACTGATATGCTGTGGCTAGGGTATTATTAAAGAACCTACCAAAGGGGAGTATAGTACCAAGAACAGGTGTACTAGAAAACTTTTCTACTAACTTAGCTACTTCACCTAAAAGTTGATCATCAGTAGTATAGTCTTTAGAATAAACAGACTTCATTGTGCTGTCTAAGGCATTACCTATAACACTATCATCAATCTTATCTAAATCACCGTCAGATAATACTTGTTGGAATGTCTTACCCTTCTTTAAACGTAAGTACTTGTCCATCTCAGTCATAAACATTTGAGACTTAGTAAACGTATCTTGAATACGTACACCTGTCAGCCTATTCATGGCGGTGGTCATACCTTCTACATTTTTAAACCATTTAGCATTTGGATCAATGCCGTATCGACTACCACTACGTTCAACTCCACCAGTTACACTTTCAAACAATACTTTCTGTACATCTTTGTGCTGAGATAAAAACTCCATGTAAGCGTCATGGGTAGTATAAGGGTCCATCAAGTTACGTATTTTCTGAGCTTGTATAGTCCTGAATACACCACCTATACGTAAGGACTCACGCCCTGCTTTAGTTAAGTTACCGCCCATAGCTAATCCAGACGTGTAAGCTCCTGCCATACTTGTTAAGTCAGCTACAGTAGAGCCTACATAGAATTGACCAAAGCCCAGAACGTTAATAGCTGATGTAGCAGGAGAGGATACAAGCAATCTACGCCATACGCTTTGAGTATAGCCACCCAGCTTCATACGTTTAACTTTATCAGCTTCTTCTTCTAAGGCTTCTTTAATCTGTGGGTTGCGTACCATGTTATCCATAGTCTTAACGCCATGAGCTAGGCCAGCATCTACAGCCTTACGTGTCTGTGACATAACATTACCTAGCTTCATACCATTACTTACCTTAGCTGATATAAAGTCACCCAATGCCTGTGCAACCTCTGTAGTATCGCCTAGAGTATATCCAGCTAAAGGTTGCATACGCTTAGCTATATTTTGTATCTCACTCTGTGGCATCTGCTTAAGTACATTAGTCATAACATCTGTTATACGTAAGTTTTTGTTAAGCTTCATACCACTATCTTTAAACACGTTAGCTATACCACCCTTACCATCTGGGCCAAGCATAATATCATATAAAAGCTCAGCAGGTAGAGTACTAGTTTCAAACAAACTATTACCACGCTTTACTTTCTTCTCCCAATCATCAATAGTTTTTTTAATATGTGTAGATATTTGATTCACTTTATTTTCAGGTAAAGCTATAAGCATTGCAGCCTGTATGTCTGACTCTGCTTCTGCTTTCATAGTCGCTTCTTTAATTTTAAGACCTGTATTGTCTAGTCCACTAGCACCCTTAAACTTACCACCTAATAACTGAGCACCACCACCTACAGAACCTAACAAAGAGCTAAATCCTGTCTGTAGTTTACTATATTCTTCCTGCGCCCCTACATCTAACATAACACTTTGTATCTGATAGTCGTTTAGCATAGAAAGTGTAGCGTCTGCTGCTGTGGTAGCATATAAAGACTTTTTCAAGCTCTTCTTATTTATATCATCTATAAACTCTTTTCTACCTCTCCGTTTAGCCATTAATAGAAAATTCTGCTTTTCTCTCTCTGCTGCACGTATACGCAGTGCTCTAGCGGCTGGTCCTTTTACACCTTTCTCAACTAATCTAAGAGCTACACGCTCTGAAGCTTCTTGCGCTACTTTTTGTGCAGCTTGAGATGTCGCACCATTCTGCATGGCATCCTTACCAGCCTGTATTGCAGACCTCTTTACGAGTTCTTTTCCTGCTTGTGTTACACCTAAGCCTACTAATTTAGACACGCCACCAGTAAGTATACCTACGTAGTTACTAGGGTCAGAAGCTGCAGCACCTATGTAATCCTTAACACCATCTACAGCACCAAAGAAACCGTCATTTACAAATACGTTACCTAGCTTGTCATACAACTCGTATGCATCTTTAGCTATTACTTTATCTTTCTGTTCTGCTTTACTTATATGTCTAACTTCACCAGAGGTAGAAACAAGATTTGTATTAAACCTACGCATATGATCTACAAAGTCCTCTACTACAGTATCACCCTCTTTATCTAGGTATTGACTACCTTTACGCGAGATCATGTATTTCCTGATCTTGTCTAGGTTCTGGCCTATCTTAAGGTCATTCTTGCGTAACTTAGTTCCCATATCTACAGCTACATCTTTATCTTGTATACTACCTGCTCCATACTTATCTTTAAACTGAGCTAAGTTAAGAGTAGTAGACTGACTTTCTTCTTCGTCTTCCTCTTCATTCATCAGCATTGTGTTTGTCTGATCCGACAGTCTAGTAGATGTAACAGTTTGTCCATACTTCTTATTGAAGTCCTCTAACGACAGTGTAGCCATTACTTATTCTCCAACTCTTTTAATGCTCTCTTACCTACAGTCTCTACTAAGAATAGCTTTCCAGATGGCAGTATCTTGTTATTCTTATCAGCCCATTCAGATAGCGCTCTAATAATATCCATACTGTCTTTAACTTCTTTCTTTATTAAAAACTCTACCATATCAGAACCAGAGTTTGCCACTAAAGACATATCCATTTCTGTAATTTCACTAGAGTCTTGTAATGCCTCTAATTTCCACATGGGCGTATCTGTAAGTTTAGAAATCTTTTCTCTGACTGACTTAGGAAATACCTTTCGTTCCCCTTGAGGGTTATTATTGGCTTCAAACTCTTCTTGTTCACGTTCTTCTTCCGTTAAGTCTATCTTTTTTTGTGAGTCAGCAACCCTAGTTGTAGTACCCTCTGTATTAAACATTCTAGCTAGGCGTGAGCCTGACAGAGACTTAAAGTCTTCAGTATCATCTTCCTTGCTTAACTCTTTGATAGTTAAGTTATTATAATCTTTATTTAATACGTTATCAGGTATATAACTTAGATCAGAGCCATTTACTTTGTATGGTCTATTTAAGTTCATTCCTGGTACTTTAACTAAATATGTCTTTTCTGGATCAGCACTGTTTTTAAACTCTATTCTAGCTAAGCCATCTGCAGTAGAGAAATCCTCAAACAGTATGCCAAGTTTACTTTCAGGTAAACCTGCTTCCTTTCTTTGTGATCTAGTCATACTTATAGCTTGATCACGAGTAATAGATAGTGAGTCTATCTGTGGTATACTACCTTTTTCCATATCATTTAAGTTAGGTGCAGCAGGTATTTTATTTTTATCACTATTAAACATTGAATAAGCAGCTTGTGCAGCTTCTAAATCTAGTGTATCTGAACCAATAGTTGCCCCTGTAATTACACCTTCAGCATTCATACTAAACTCTACTGTAGTACCATCAATTATATCAGGATTCTGTAACTTTACTGTATTATTTGTTGATGCTACTACATTACTATTTTCTGAAACTGGTATCATATCGTCCATACTTACAGTTTCTCCTGTACTATTGTCAACTAAACCATCAAGTAAGTCATCTAGGTACTCCTTACCCATATGCCTCTCTATTTGTGATTTAAGATTAGTTGACCCTGTAAGTATCTGAGTTCCATACTTAGCAAACAAACCATCATAG